GATAGTAGCTTGCCGCCGTCAGCGTGATTGATGCCTTGGTGTCCGTCTTTGGCCTTGACAGATTTATATTGACCCACTTGCCCCATGTGCTGTTTACTTTTACGCGATACTGGCAAGACTGCCCGTCACCATAATCCTTATCGGTAATCTTCCAGGTAAATGTAAACCCGTACCCAGAACGCGATATGCTGCCGCCGTTCGGCTTCTTTGTCTTAACTTTTTTCGCTGCCATATCACGCCATCCTTAATTCCATTTGCAGCTGACGTGCAAGCCTCCGGGCGTAATCCTCCGGTGCTTCCGCTCCGTCAACGTTGATTGTGATGTTATAAGTATTGCTGGTAGGCTGTCCGCTCACCGCTTCACGGATATCATTCATCAGGTTGGCACGGCCATACATCATTTCATCGCCTGCTTCACCCGCTCCAAAGAGGGTCGGAGTGTCAAAGACGTAGGGCTGATTCATGGCCTTTTTATACCAATCAATGGAAATGCTCGGCTTTGTACCCATTCCGCCGATGCCCCACGGGGCAGAACCGCCGGAAATGTTAAAGTGTGGAAGCTTAATGTTGCTGAAAATCCTGCCGACGCTCAAAGGAAAAAAGCCCTTAAGCGTGGAAATGATCCTAGATACCTTGCTTTTCGCACTCTCAAGCGGTGTAACAATAGCCGTCTTGATTCCATTCCAGAGCGCCGTTGCCCGACTCTTGATGCTGTTCCAGATGCTTACCATAGTGTTTCGCACATTATTAAAGATGGTGCGCACTTTGGAAATAACCGTTCGCATCGGAGTGCCAATTTTGGCATCAACCAACGTCATGACCGCAGAACCAACAGCGCTAAAACCGCTCCGGATGCCCGATACAATGCCGCTGATGAACCGTCCCGCCGCATTGATGGCCAGAGGTACAATCTTGAGCAATGCCCGAATGGCAAGCGGTACAAGCTGCGTGATTACCTGGATAACTTTCGGGATAAGATTTGCAAAAGCAACAACCACTTTCGGAATATTGGCAATGATTGCTTCTGCAAGCGCTCCGAGCATATCACCGCCCGCCGCAGCCAACTGCGGAAGGTTCGCCGACAGGAATTGCACGATATTCGAGATAATGTTTCCGGCGATCTCTCCCAGCTTTGGAATCATCGAACCAATGCCACCGATAAGGCTTGCAAGCAGCTCCGCACCCTTCGCAATGAGCCCCGGAGCGGCTGCCGTGACCATCTGCGCGAACTTCGTGACGATTTCCACAGCCTTCGTGGCCAATGTCGGGATATATGAGACAATACCCTGCGCAAGGGTCTTCACAATCTTCGCCGCGCCGGAAATCAGCACAGGAGCATTGGTCGTTATAAACCCTGCAATGCTGGACACGATAGAAGACACAAAGCTTGCAATCTGCGGAAGTACTGCGGATATATTCGCACCAAGGCCACCAACAATCGACCCGGCTAATTCGTTGCCCTTTTCCAGCAACAGCGGAAGATTGGTAGTTATCCCGTCAGCAATACCGCTGATGATTTCCCGTGCCTTTTCGCCGAGTTCCGGAAGCTTGGTCGTGATCCCAGAGGTGATGCCGCTAATCAGCTCCCCGCCCTTTTCGGCGATGATCGGAACGGCAGTCGTAAATGCCGTCGAAATCGCCCCAGGAATCTCTTTGGCAATCGTTCCAACCATCGGAAAGAGGTTGCCAAAAACAAACGTGCTGGCAGATTTAACAAGCGTCTGCATGGATGCTCCGACATCCTCACCAAGAGCAAGTGCTCCGGCAAGGTTCGCCGCACTGGCCTTCATAGCTTCAAAGCTTCCGCTGAACGTCTCCGATGCTTCTGCCGCAGCAACGCCGGTTAAGCCTAAATCGCCCTGAATGGCGTGGATCGCGGCGTACACGTCGCCCAAATTGTCAATATTGTATTCAACGCCGGTCAGCTTCGTAGCATCAGCAAGCAACCGTTCCATTTCCGATTTGGTGCCGCCATAACCAAGCTTTAAGTTGTCAAGCATGGTGTAGTTCTGCTTCGCAAAACCAGCATAGGCGTTCTGGATGCTTTCCAGCGGAGTACCCATCTTGGCGGCGTTATCGGTCATATCCAGAATAGCCACGTTCGCCGCTTCAACTGCTTTCGCCGTATCACCTTCAAATGCCTGCTTTAAGCTTGCTCCAAAGCTGACGGCCTGTTCTGCATAGCTATTAGCAGATATGCCGGCCTGTGCGGCTTCCTTGGCGTATTTCTTCGCCGCTTCTGCGGCATCGCCGTAAATGGTCTCTAAGCCGCCATAGGACTGCTGTAGCTTTCCGCCCTCATCTAATGCCGCCTTAAATCCGGCGGTTACGCTCGCACCGATCGCAAGCCCGGCGAGGGTCTTTTTGATGGATGCCCCGAAGCCGTCACCGGCGTCCTTACCGGCTTTTGTGCCTGCGCTCTTTGCTTCACCACCAAGCAAGCCGGTAATCTTTCCAGATATCCCCGGCGCTTTCGGGATAATTTCAACGTAAGCTTTGCCGATATCAGCCATCTTCCTCACCACCTTTCGTTTCTAGTCTTTTCTGGACGTCGTCCATGATTCCGGCCAACGTCTTGTTGTATGCTGCTGATTTCCTCGCCGGTTTACGCTCGGTTTTCTGCGTCATGAGTTCCCCGAACATCTTCGGCTTTTGGTCGCCCTTCTTAGCCGTCAGGCTGTACCGCAGGCCTGCCAGATTATCGGATATTGATGCCAGTATGACGACGGGCGAGATATAATTGATGCCTGCCATCTTCATTTTTATTCTGGAATCATCCCTCAACCCATAAGAAAGCGCCGCCAGCGTAAGCACCGGCAGCGCGTTAAAATCGAATATGTGATATACCTCGGCGAGGTCACACAAAAGCGCGTCGCGGTCGGTCGCAAGCATCCCGGCGAGGGTTATCAGTTTTTTCCTTCTTTGGATTCGTTCGCGATTGTGAGAATCTCGCCGAATTCATCCATTACGGCGTCAATCGGTACTTTTCCACGTTCATTCCGCAGATGGTCGTACAACCGTTTTCTCTGGTCTGCCCCGAGGATTTCCGTCAGAATGCCAGGAACTTTCGTGATATCGTCGTTAAACGCGATTCCGAGACGCTCCAGGAATTCGATGTCGTTGACGTCTTCCGGATCAATCTGGAACTTAAACCCGCTCTCCGTTGTGCCTTTGATCATGTCCGCGCCTCCTCTTATGCCGCCCGCTTGATGTAGGTCTTGTGGGTGTCGTTATCGCCGTCGAAGCCGCCCGGCATAGCGGACAGCGTGCACTCATAGCCCGCCGCGTCGTTGTCAACATAGGTGATATCACCCAGCTCCGTCAACTTCGCATTCGGGCAGACGATACGCTGCTTAGCACCATCCCGCAGAGCCATCTCAGCGACAAACACACCCGCGGTGCGCTCATTGCTGTTGGCCTTCACTACGATTCCGGTGTCCAGCGTGCCGGTGACATTGTCAGCGCCATACACCATCTTCAGCACCTCAACATTGAGAATTTCAAGCAAGGTGAACTGGAAGGTGTCGGAATAGTTGCTTTCGAGATTCAGCACGGCGTCACCGCCCCAAGCATGAATCTCATCATTATCGCGGGTATTGGAATTCGTCAGTCCATCTTCGGACACATAGCCAAGCGGAAGAAATGCGGCATCAAGTGCCGTGGTGGCATCCGTCGGCAGAGTGGAACCAAGCGGCGCCCAATACAGCGCACCGGCCGGATTCGGCTTGCCCGCGCTTACGTTAGATACTGTATTTGCCATTGTTACACCTCTTATTCGTAATAGGTGACCACATACACGCCTTGATATCTGTATCTACGCGTTGTGGTATCTGTAAAGTTATAATCGGAATTAAGCCGTACGGCTGACACATCGTCTTGCGTCCACAGGTTTAGCATGGCCGTCTTTACCCACTGGTTCAGCTCCGCAGCATCCGCAAGGCTGTCGGCGTAAGACTGGACTGCAATTGTAGCTTCATCAATGTAGTTCGTTCGCCTTGATCCTGTCTTCTCAACCACAAGGAATTCGCCGCCGGTGTTGCCCTCCGGAACTTCTGCATATACTGGAATGTCGAGCGTTTCCGCTAAGTATTCAATAATCCTTGCTTCAATCATTCAATCACCCCATTCGCAGGCCGGTGGACTGTGTAGCCTTCAAAAGCGTGTTGTTCTTCAGGTTGTCCCTGTTCGCCTCTTCCGTCTCCGGATAGACACTCGTGACAGCAACAAAAGAAGCAACGTGCGTTTTGGTGGCATACCCAGCACCCGCAGCCATTGCGATACTTCGCCCGGCCGCTTCCGTAACAGCCTGCATTTCTGCCGACTTCATGAGTTCGTTCAGCCCCGGCAGATTTAACTCGAATTCGACCGCCTTACTCATACCGTGCCACCTTCACTTTCTTGTTCCA